TCTTTCGACAATACTTTATGGGTGCAATTGCTCATATGTCTGCCAACAAGTTTACAAATGAAAGTGCCATTGGTACTAACGTTTATTCTATGGATTGGACTAAAATTGCTGATCGTCTTCGTTCAAAAGGCCCGCATTGTGTTGCTATTGACTTTTCTAACTATGATGGTAATTTACATCCTGAAGTACTTTTTGCTGTTCTGAAAATTTACAATTCCTTCTACGGTGACCCTAAGGATCCTAAAATCGCTATCGATAATATGATCCGTACTGTCCTGTGGATGGAAGTTGTGTATTCTGTGCATGTATTTCGTGATGTACTCTATCAACTGACTCACTCTCAAACTTCTGGCAATCCTGGTACCGCTAATACCAATACTGTTTCTCACTCTCTCTATCTCCGTATGGCCTATCTTATTCTTACCGAGGGGACTGATTTTCATGACATTACTCTTTTTCGATATCTTATTTCTGCAATACTTTATGGAGATGATGGTGCCTATAACATTCACAACGACCTGATACATCTATTCAATCAATCGACTCTACCCCACGCTTTCAAACAATTAGGGATGTATGCTACTGACGAAACTAAGGGAAAAGTTGCTTGCAGCTCTACCCGACCTTTATCCGAAATCTCCTTTCTTAAACGACATTTTCTTTGGGATGATCGTAATTCTGCATACTTTGCTCCACTAGACCTTTCTGTTGTCTTAGAAATGGTAAATTGGGTGCGCGGCGATGAAGATCAGATTGATGCCTGTATCGAGAATGTTGAAACTGCTTTTAAGGAACTTTCTCTTCACCCCGAACCTATCTTCTCTAAATACTCACACCTTTTGTTCACTGCCTGTCGTGACTATATGAATACTGCCCCGACTCTCCTACCTAGACAAGCTTATACTAACAACCTCTACCACACTTAATCAGGGAATGGGACTTTATTGTGACGACACTAACGCGTAAAGTAGCAAATCCTCAATCCCTGTATCTTACTAAGTACTATCTGACCTAAGATGAAGGAGGGGTATTCACCCCTATTCATAAATGTTCGCCTTCTAAAATATAGGATATTTATGGTGTCCATCCTGTGCCTGACCTAAGTTACTCACCACTTCCGATGTAAAATTATCTGACTTGCAAACTCAAATCCAATACTACATAACCGACCAATCTCCTCTTACATGGGTGACATCGCCAACGTTGTCGTTGAAGAAGATC